GCTCTGATTTGCTCGGCGCTTGTGGCCCGTTCGTATGAGCATGGTGGCTGGCGATGCCCCACCGACCCTTTTCAAATTACCCCAGCAGAAATGGCACAGGCGATTTGACGAGCCAAAACAACGAGGAACGTATCAAGCGGCTTGAGTACTTAGTCACCGAGCTGAAAGCGGACATGAAAGCAGTCCATCAAACTTTCCGCACCAACAAACTGTATGCCGTATTGCCAAAGGAGGAAAAATGAGGAAATCGGAACCCGCAATTCACGTTGTTATTCCAGATACGCAGGTCAAACCAGGTACTCCTATTGACTACCTTGATTGGGTGGGCCGCTATATCGTTGAGCAATTTGCCGGTAAAGACAATATAAAGATTATTCACCTTGGCGATCACGCCGATATGCCTTCTCTTTCTTCTTACGATGAAGGCAAAAAGGAAATGGAAGGTCGTCGTTATAAAGCAGATATAGGAGCAGCCAATGTCGGTTTTGATTTACTCAATAACGCACTCACCGAGTATAACTTGGCCCGTCGTCGCCACAAAGAAAAGAAATGGTTACCCGAACGGCACATACTTCTCGGCAATCACGAAGATCGAATTAACAGGGCGATTAGCCTGGATGCCAAATTAGATGGAACGATCAGCACCGACGATTTGAACTACTCCGACCACGGCTGGCAGGTTCACCCCTTCCTAGCGCCCGTGTCTCTTGACGGGGTTTGGTACGCCCACTACTTTTACAACCACAACAACGGCAGACCTCTTGGTGGGATGGTGGAGAGCCGACTAAAAAACATTGGCCATACCTTCACTCAGGGCCACCAGCAGGGGCTATGGTACGGCATCCGGTACGTCGCTGGCAAGCAACAGAACGGACTCGTGGCGGGGTCGTGTTACCTCCACGATGAGGATTACAAGGGGCCACAGGGCAACGCACATTGGCGTGGCATTGTGATCTGTCACCAAGTAGAGTCAGGGTCGTATGACCCGATGTTTGTCAGCTTGGATTTCCTTTGTCGGAAGTATGCAGGCAAGCGACTATCGGAGTACACTCCAAAGATATTCGCCCCCGACTCAGAAGGAAACTCCAAATGCTCGCCCAATACCAATGCGAAAAGTGTGGTCAAACCCTAGCAACTCACCGACAAATTGAGCATTTGCCACCTTCTAAAAGAGCTCAGCAAGAAGCAGAAATCTTCCACAATCACAGCCACAGAAAGTAAGGCTTGACTTTGTTACACCCCTCACCTAGTCTGTAGGAACCATCAACAAAGGAGGAAATGCGATGGAACTAAACATTGGTGATCGTGTGTCTTGGATTCACGATCCTGAACTCAAAGGTAAAATCATTAGCACAAACATTGTGCGAGTGGTGTGGGACGTAGACCCGGAAGTTGATTTTGACTACCCCATGTCTGAGCTGACCAAGGAGGATTCATAATGGATTATCGAATCCCTGTTGAGCCACGTTACGGACACTTGTTCCTAGAGGAAATGGCAGCGCAACGTGAGGAGCTGGGGCCAAAGCCCAAAGCCTATGACACACCATTCCGGTACAGCGATGCTGGCAAGTGTTCACGAGCGTTGGCCTACGGTGTCCTTGGCTACGAAGCAGAACCGATGGACTTGGCGGGCTTGTTGGTCACTTCACTTGGGTCAGACCTTCACGAGAAGATTCAGAACAGCATTTCCAATTATTACGAATCCTCTTTTGAGGTTCCGTCACGGTTTGGTTTTGCTTCTGGTTCTGCTGACGGGGTGATTTACGACGAGGACTTCAAGGTGCTTATTGAAATCAAGAGCATGAACGGCACAGCCTACAAAGGCAGCGTTGGCGTTAGCACCAAGGGTGTTGGTACTCCAAAGGGGCCACGGGCATCAGCCTTGATTCAAGGTGCGATGAACGCTGTCGCCAATGACTGCCACATTCTCCGCATCATCCACGTTGGGACTGAAGCAATCTCCAAAGGGCTTGCTGAGCGTACCGGCGTAGATGAGGTTGGTCGTGTGATTGCTGAGTTTGATGTGCCACGGGAAGTTTTTGAGCCGTGGGCTAATTACGAAATGGTACGTCACCAAGAAATTCTTGACGACCTGAACGAACAGATTCTCCCAGACCGTATCGCCATTGACGACGATATGCGGGAAATAGCTCTCTCACCAGAGGGAAGTCGAATGGCGTGGCAATGCCAGTATTGCTCGTACACCTCGGCTTGTATACAAGATGGGCCAGGTAATCCACCTGCTGTCCCCGTAACGATTAAGGAGTATGAATATGGCACACTTTGACCTAAGCAACTACGAAACCGTGGCATCACGGATTACCAGGTTCTGGCAGGACCACCCTGATGGGCGCATCCGAACGGAATTGCTGAACAGTTTTGGAGAAGGATCAACCAAACAGTTTGTTGTGTTGGCTGAAATTTATTCCCACCGAGACGACTTGAAGCCAGCATCCACCGGACTTGCAGAAGAACACTTTGCTGACCGTGGCCCAAACGAAACATCACCATTGGAAAACGCTGAAACGTCTGCCATTGGTCGTGCGTTAGTCAATTGGAAATACAGCAGCACAGCCGAGAGTCGTCCAAGTCGCGAGGAAATGTCAAAGGTGAACAATGGTTCGTCTGCGCCACGGCCTGAGCGTGTCAAGGAAATCGCACAGCAGGTTCGATCAACCTCACCGAAGATTGACCCTAAGACTGACGAGCGTTGGGGCTGGATTGTCAAAGCCTCCCGAGAACTTCCTGACGACCACAAGAGCCACAGCTTTGTCACCGACATTGCCGGTAAGGGGGCGAAGTGGGAACTGTCCGAGAAGCAGATCGCAGCAGCGTTCAAAGCGTCGTGTGAGTACTTGGGGCAACCTTCACCATCTGATATGGCAATCGTTGAGGAAAAGGTGCAGGACGTATTTGAGGGTGCTGTTGAGGTTGGTGTCTTTGCCCACGACGAGTCTCCCTTCTAAAGACTTGACATATCCCCTTCGGGGGGTCAGACTGAATATGAACCATCAACAAAGGAGGAAATACGATGGGTTACATAAAACAACAAATGCTGGCAGAACTTCCAGGCAACGACGAAATCTTTGTCAAGTCGGTGGAAGATATGACTCAACTGGAACTGCTCGTGGAGTGGGTCGAGGATTGGGCCGGAAAGCAATTAGAAACTCATGCGTTAGAGATGTTCACCTATTGGGCAACTCGTTATGCTCGTGAGTACGCAAACAATTCACGGATGAAGGTGTCTGGGTATCGTGTGAGCGACCCCAAGACTTCCAAGGAGGCTTACGAGCAGCAAAAAATCAGCCGAACGTCACAACAATGGGCTTGCTTGTTTGTCTATGGGAGCTATCTGCCAAAGGGTGCTACTGACGACGAGGTTGGGGTTATGTCCGGTCTTGCTGAAAAGGGTGCTGGATATTGGAAGCGTTGCTCAGAATTACGACGCATGGGATTCATCGTGGACACCGGACTGACTCGAACCAACCCCGCTTCAGGAGCGAAGCAGATGGTTTGTCGTATCACTGACAAGGGAAGGAAGGCCTTGGAAAATGATTAAAGATTGGACACTTGAAGAACTCACCGAAAAGGCAACCGAGCATTATTGGGGAGAAGAAGCCTCAGACATTATTCTGCTTTTGCTTGATCTAGTGCAGCAGGGATTACAGGCGACAAACGATGTAAAGATTTTGCTTGATGGTTTAGAAGAAGCAGGCATAACGAAAGATGGGAGAATCCAGGATGGAGGATTGGAGATCGTTCGCAAGGTGTAGGGGTATGTCGGCTGACATATTCTTTGATCCCGCCGATTATTTGGGCAAAATCAAAGCTCGCAATACGTCATGGACCTCAAAAGAGGCCAAGAAAACGTGCCTGGGCTGTCCTGTCGTGAATTCATGTTTGGAGGAATCTATCATCATGGGAGAACGCTACGGAGTCTTTGGTGGCATGACGTTTGGCGAACGCAATGCGGAGGCGCTACGTCGTGGGATAAAATATGGGGGAAAACAACCTTGCGGAACTGACGCTGGGTATAAGACCCACAAACTTTTTGACGAGGACCCCTGCGACGTTTGCAAAGAAGCACACACCAAGTCGAGGAGAGAACGAAGCAGATTGGAGAAGTCTTGAAACGCCTTTTTTTACAATGGCTGGTTAGTATCGGGTTGCTAGTAAGCGTGGTGGTGGTGGCATTTGGAACACCCGTTCCAGCTCACCCTCCGCATACAAAGCAATCGGTTCGGGTGGTTGCGCTTTCGACAACAACAACCACCACGGAACCAGCACCAACGACGACTACAACAGCGCCGATAGCGGCGAGTATATACCAAGCCTGGACAAGAGTGGCGGATTGCGAAGAAGGAGGGTGGATCGGATCTTCCGGTTCGGCTTATCCTGACTCACTTGGCATTACGGCCCAGAATTGGTACGCTTTCGGCGGAGGGTCAGATACTTCCCCTGAGGCGCAGATTGCGGTGGCGGAAAGATTTAGAGCAGAGTATGGAATGGCCATACCTGACCAAGGAGGTTGCTCAGCATGGTGATGAAACTTTTTGTGTGTGACAAGTGTGGAAAGAAGGAGAAGGCGTTGGCTACCGAAATGAGTCACCCTTGCCCAAAGAACTCGCTCACTCGACCTGAGCGTATGACCCTTGTGTGTGAAAAGCACAAGATTGAAGCTGACGGAGCAGGCCACAAGGTCTGCCTAACTTGCAGAAGGACAAACTAATGGAAACTAAAACGTGTGGAGTGAAATACTCGGATATGTGTGAGAAGTGCATTGAGGATCTGATCGAAGATTTTATGACCCTCAGTCCTGACGAACTTGAGGATCGTAAGTTGGTCTATCCAGAGATTGTCTCAAACGTGGAGATGAACCAGACTGAGATTGCTTGGGAGAACTATCAAAGCAAGTGGTTTGGCGGATGAACGCCGTAAGTCTGTTTGCAGGCGTAGGCGGGTTTGATCTAGCACTTGAACGAGCCGGTGTTTCCGTTGTGGCAGCCGTAGAGATTGACAAACAGGCAAGGGGTGTTCTCGCTCACCGATTCCCAAATACAAAACTATTCGGAGATATACAGGAGGTAACAGGAAATGACTTACTCGGAGCAGGTTTTATTCCAAAATCAGGAATCATTACCGGAGGGTTTCCCTGCCAAGACTTATCAGTTGCTGGCAGACGTGCTGGGCTGGCCGGAGAACGATCAGGTTTGTTTTGGGAAATCGCACGACTCCTTGACGATCTCCAACCCCAATGGTTCCTCCTTGAAAACGTCCCTGGCCTACTGTCGTCCAACGGAGGACGGGATATGGGAATCGTGCTCGGGACGTTGGCTGAACTCGGGTATGGGGTCGGATACAGGGTTCTTGACGCTCAAAACTTCGGAGTCCCCCAGCGTCGTCGTCGAGTGTTCATTGTCGGACGTTTTGGAAGCAACGGGCAAGCACCTTCAGAAGTACTTGCTATCCGCCAAGGCTTGTTCGGGGATTCTTCGCAGAGCGACACGGCGAGGAAAGAAACTACCGGATCGGCTTCACAAAGCGTTGCTTCACCGCTCCAAGCAAGAGGATACAAAGAAATAGATGCTGAAGGAGCGAAAGGGAATCATATCGTGTTTTACGGCAATCGGGTAAATGACGTGAGGATTCAAGACGACAAGATCAACACACTTCAAGCCCGCATGGTTACGGGCGGAAACAATATGCCCCTGATTCTCGGCTGATGTGGTGGGTAAAGTCACGACGAGCTCAGAGCGATCAGGATTACGAAACATGGAACGGGGGGGGGGGGACACCTACCTTGAACGCATTTGATAACGCAACAGAAAGCAGGGCAACGGTGATAATCGCTTTCTCACACACACAAGGATTGGACGCACAACC